CCCCAATTACCGCTCTTGATTTTGAAGCACTGTATCCATCTATTATGATGGCACACAATCTATGCTATTCATCGTATGTTATGGACGAGAAGAAGTATGGTAATATACCTGGCATCACATATGAAACTTTCCATATTGGTGATAGAACCTATAAGTTTGCCCAAGATGTACCGAGCCTCCTCCCAAGTATTTTAGCGGAACTCAAGCAGTTCCGTAAGCAAGCCAAAAAGGATATGGCTAATTCGACAGGTTTCATGAAAGAGGTATATAATGGCAAACAATTAGCCTATAAGATTTCTATGAACTCTGTGTATGGATTTACTGGAGCTGGTAAGGGTATTCTTCCATGTGTTCCGATCGCTTCAACTACTACTTCAAAAGGACGTAGTATGATTGAGGAGACTAAAGCCTATGTTGAGAAGAACTTTCCAGGTGCAAAAGTAAGATACGGTGACACTGATTCTGTTATGGTAGAGTTTGATGTTGGTGATCGTAAAGGAGAAGAAGCTATCGCGTATAGTTGGGAAGTTGGTGAGAGAGCCGCCGAAGAATGTAGTGCTCTTTTCAAAAGACCAAATAACCTAGAGCTTGAAAAGGTTTATTGGCCTTATTTCCTCTACAGTAAGAAGCGATACGCTGCCAAATTATGGACTAAGGGTAAAGATGGGAATATGCATATGGACTACATTGATGTTAAAGGTCTTCAACTTGTGCGACGGGATAACACACCACATGTGCGCGAAGTATGTAAGGAACTCCTTGATGTAGTATTAACTTCTAGTGACCCCGGACCACCCAAAGAATTGGCTAAAGAAAGAGCGATTGAACTTCTTTCGGGAGATGTACCAAACGACAAACTTATTCTTAGTCAGGGTCTCTCGGATACTTATAAAGTTGGAGGTAAAAATGTTTCTGTGACAAGCTCTGAAAGCATTAACATTAATCAATCGCATGTACAGGTTGTCAATAAAATGCGACAGCGTAAGCCTGGTTCTGAACCACAATCTGGCGACAGAGTTCCATATCTTCTCACAAAGACGGAAAACTCCAAAGCCAAAGCGTACGAAAAAGCCGAAGATCCAAAATATGTAGAGGAGCATGGGATTCCTGTAGATTATCACTATTATTTCCTCAACAAGTTCTTGAATCCCGTATGCGATCTTCTAGATCCATTGTACGAAAACGTAAAGGAGGAGATCTTTGGTGAAATCATTAATCAACATAAACCATCAAAACCCCCAAAAGAACCTTCCCTAAGTGGAATGAAAAAGGACGAGCTTATTGCCGAGTGTAAGCGTCTTGGACTAGAAGAAACTGGTACATTAGCCATCCTAAGAAGTCGCCTTAAGGAGGTGAGACTCGCAAAACAAGAATCTGTTGAAGACTTATTTAAAAATTACGAGCAACATATTAATAAGAATGAGTCTCCATGATAAGATTACCAAACTCTTTGATGAAGAAGTGGAAGAAAGAGTAAATTCAATTATTAATGAATTTGCTGTAATGATTTCAAAAAAACATGCAATCCCCCTCGAGTTGATATTGAAAGATATACCCACCACTTATACTTCTACAATTTGTAAAGGTACAAAAGCTAGCGGACAGAGATGCACATTTAGATGTGTTGATAATGGTTATTGCCGACATCATTTAACACAGGGACAAAAAATTACACAAAGAACAATGTCTAGTTCAAGTCTTCATAATCACGGACCTGAGCAGATGTTTGTAAGAGGGTGTCCGGGGTGCGAATGTTCAAACGAACTTATAGATTTAGGTATATAGTGTAATAATGAACAAGACCGATATTCTGCTAAATTCAATCAACCAATTTTATGACGACGAAAAGAATAAATCTACACTACTCAACATTCTCGACAAATCAAGTGGTATTTCTCTCCGGAATTTAGAGTGGTTTATCACAAACTACGCCAAGAAAAATCATACATCATACACAACAAGTAATGGTAAATTATTCACAGTGCATTGCGCTTATAAATCAAGTCTTGATGGTTACAGTAAAAAATTATTTGATCCATTTTGTAGATCCGCAAAGATTCCATATATAATTCCTGGAACATCTCATGAAATTCAAACAACGATAGCTCAGTTGAATTTCATCAAATGGTGTATCAAGAATAAAATTATTGACTACATCAGTAATAACAAAGACAAATTGTTTAATAAGCAGGTGACATGAAACCACTGTCAAAGACGAATGTCTGATAGCCCGTGTAGTACATATGTAATGTAAAAGTATCAGTTGATATATCTACCTTTTCAGTGTCAATTTCGAGTTCAATATTAGTTTTATCTGATTGTATTTGACTGAAATCCACACTTCCCGATGGCTCCACATTAACTGGGTTCATCGAGAAGCTGTAAGTATAAATATTTCTAATTGGCCTTGAAAGTCTCTTTTGAAATGGTATTAAATATTTGTAATACACGTGATCTGTTTTTGTAACATTTGGGAGCTTGTTACCATTTATAAAGAATGTAGCATTTTTCATTACAGGTGCATAAAATGTATATGTTTCTGAAAAATTGACATTTGAAGAAAAATTGAATCTGTTATGTACATAAAATTTATCTTCGTCGGTTTCACCAACCTCTTTAATGACATCTTCATTTTCGAAAATTGTATTTCTTAAGAACCAATGAATACATTTTACAGGTATATTTGGTACCAAGTTATTTTTTATCATTTTATCGTTTTGCGCCGACACAATTGATGGATGCTTTTTAACAACATCTGTTATAAGAAGTTGTCTTTCACTCATCATATAATTGCGTTCTTCGGGACTTACAGTAATTTCTTCCGTAATTAAGTTGAATGACTGTAATTCAAGTGTAGAAGCTGCATTTGTAAAAAATGTTTGTTTGTGAAACTCAAGTACAAATTCAATTTTTTGTTTATATATCGAACACACTGGGAAAAATGGTCTGTTTGGTTTATTTGTAGAGTATTCATCTGTGGAATATTTTCTTGAAAAGAAAAAGTGAAGTGGTATAACCACATCGGCATCATATCTAGCTGTAGTTTCATATGCCGTAAGTGTTGAATCGTCATATCCCAAATTTCTATTCACAAGAAACCGGTTAGCAACCTTCTCACTCATTTCCAAATAAAGCTCATCATAAATTATACCCCAATCATCGTGAATTTTCTCAACTTCAATATCATCAACGTACATTGTGATACTTTTGAGAATATGACGCCCAACCTGATCTGCATAGTTTTCGGATACACCTAAACCCGGTAAGGTCAAACTCAAATACATATTACTAAGAAGATCACCCATATTTCTTGGATTGAATTGAACTTTTATAGTTTGTCCAAATGGCCAATTGCTTACATTACCTGGATTAACAATATTTCGACTTCTATGATACTTTCGAAAGTCTGAGTGTCTTTTATCGGTTGTATAATTAAAGAAGGATTCGTCTGGATCTTTGGAAAGCAAGTAAGTGTCTTGCTTCCCAATAGCTTTGAGCGAAATTTTCGCAGCTTCACCCATACTTATCTATTGCCTACATATTTTTAATATCCATTTTCCACATATCGATGTGACTTGTCTTTTTCATAATTTCAAGTTCTTCTTTTGCCTGTTTGGCCTCTTTGAGAAGTTCTTGGACACATTCATCTGTGTATTGCACAGTTTTGATATTGAGGAGATAATCGAAAGTTCCACCAATTCTGGGGAAAATTGCAGCTAATTGTCTCTCTAAATCATCCTTTTTTCGTTTGAATACTACGATGTCACCCTCAATGACCATTGTTACAAACTTTGATTTGTATCCACACATGGTGGCGCGTGTCTCAAGAACCTTGATAAGATGCGCCTTTCTCTTGATATAGTGTTCGAGGCGAAGTTCCACAAAGTCTTTGAGAATTTCCTCCGGGCTCGAGTACTTATAGATACCCTTGACTGGGTGGAAGAGATGCATATTTGAGACGTGGAACGTCTTCCGCAATTTGAGATCTTTGATGAGATCCTTTCCAGTGTATCCTGAGATTTCGAAATGAACATCCTCTGTGGTACTGTTGTTTGTGAATCCACCAATTAACTTCTTTTCCACGAGACCGTCCAAGTATTCCTTATAATCTTGCGTCCAACGACCCGGTGGAAGTTCAGTGACGACAATATTTGTACCGGACCACTTCCACACACCCTCCATCATCCAGGTGTCCTCTTCCTTGTGTACCACTCCCTTGAATCCCTTGAACCAAGGTCGCATAGGTACGATAGCCTTGCCATCAAGCATTCGTTGAATGTTTTCTTTGATATCCTTGGGATTGAATGGCGGTACATAGCAACTGAAACCAGTCCCAATACCCTCCGTACCATTTACAAGAACTAATGGAAGTGTTGGCATGTAGAAGTCTGGCTCAATTGATCGCCCATCATCCTCCAGGTAATTGAGGATTGGGTCGTCGCGGGGATCAAAGATCTTACGAGTCTCTTTGGACAACTTCGTGAAGATGTAACGCGTTTGAGACGCATCCTTTCCACCCATAAGACGCGTACCAAACTGACCACACGGCTGAAGTAAGTTGATGTTGTTTGAACCCATGTAGTCATTCGCCAACTTGACGATGGTATCTGCGAGGGACACCTCACCATGGTGGTAGGATGACTTATCCGCAACATACGCCGCCAATTGGGCCACCTTCATTTCATCTTTGAGATTCTTTTGAAAACACGCAAACATCACCTTACGTTGCGACGGCTTGAGACCATCTGCCATATGAGCAATAGAACGCTTGAGATCCGCCAAGCTGAAATTGACCAAGTCCTTGTGGATGAAGCTGGTGATATCCAACTTCTTGATTGACCCATAGGAAACCTCAAGGTCCTTTGCCTCCTTTGCGGTACTCTCAAGGAGCCAAGTCTTTCGGTCGTCCGCCTTCTTTTTATCAAATGCGAGGATGATTGACTTGTCGGTCATAACATCCGCATCAAACTTGACGGTGAGATCCTGAATCTTCTTGAAATACTCCCGAGCCTCAGCACTTGTGCTGGTACCCAAACCCTTGTAGTACTTAATTCTCCACCCAGCTTGCCCGTTACCATACCACGTTCGGAACGCGGAGTCTGTGTAGAAAGATTTCACAGATGTACCCTTGGTAGCCTTGATGATTGGTGTGACCATAGAGACAACAAAGCCCAACTTGAGTAAACTTGGCCAGAAATAGTGAATCATATTGAGAATGAGACCCTTGATGTGTGACCCATCATTATCGGCATCGGTCATAATCATAAGACGTCCATACCGAAGTTCAGATACAGTCGTGTATTCCTTACCCTGTTGAAGACCCAAAATCTTCTTGAGGTCATTAAACTCTTGATTGGATGTAAGTTGCGCAACAGAGGCATCCCGAACATTCTTACACTTCCCCCGAAGAGGAAACACCCCGTAGTGGTCCCGACCAACCACCGAGAGACCCGCGACTGCGAGAGTCTTCGCAGAATCCCCCTCCGTCACGATCAGCGTACACTTCTCAGATTGCGCAGTTCCAGCCTTGTTGGCGTCATCCAACTTGGGAATACCAGTAATCTTGGACTTGCGTGTTCCATCAGATTTGGAGAGTTCCTTCATCTCCTTAAACTTGGACAGAGCCAAGAGTTCATCTTGAATACCAGTCTTGAGCGCGTTCTTGATGAACGTCTTCGGTGGCTCAAACTTACTCCCAAAATCTTGAACCTTCGAGGTACACTCAGACTTGACTTGGCTTGAGAACGATGGATTTTCAAGAGTTGCCTTTACAAAGATATTGAATGTATTTTTGACCTGTTGAGGTCTCAACTTAATCTTCTTCGCCAATTCATCAATCACACCAGACGCCAAAAGGGACGCCACGTGGTCCACGTGAGAGCCACCCTTGGTTGTACAGATGCCGTTCACAAAAGACACTTGTTCAAGACCATTTTCAGCTGGACCAACGCACACCGACCAACGATCGGTAGTCACGGAACAGAGCTCTGTAACACCCTCGTGCATCTTGGCATATGCCTCAAAGCTCATCTTTTTGAGCGCCTCTCCTTGGAACTTTACCTTGCAGTTTGCCGTTGTGCAGATGTTTGCATCAAATACCCGCTTTTCAAAAATCTTGTAAATCGCAGCATCCATTTTCTTCATACCAAATCGTTTCCAATCAGGGATAAACGTGATAGACACCGACGAAGAAGCACCCCCGTGTTTTGTAATTTTAGGTGGGTGACACACCGTCATATTATTGTTCCAAGTTTGAGTATATGTCTGCTTGGTCTCGTGGTCCTTAATCACGATTGAGAACTCCGAGGAGTAAATATTCGTAAGCTTTGCCCCGTATCCATTGCGACCTCCAACGATACGCTTCTTTGTGTCATCATAGTTCGTACTCGTAAGAAGATGACCAAATGTAAGTTCAGGATTCCACACCCCTTCCTTTTCGTGCATACGAACACCAATACCACCAAGAGGACCGTTGTTCTCGATGGTCACGGCACCCGTCTCCTTGTTTACCTCCGCTGAGATGCTTGTAACACTCTTCGGGTGGACCGAGTTTCGGTCAATTGCATTGACCAATATTTCATCAAATATTTTGAGAAGGGCGGGGGAATAGTTTAGACTTTTCTTTTCGAATTTATTATGAGCCTTGTTAAGTATCCAGTACGGTTCAGTGCCGATATCAATCGGACCGACATATGAATCAGGTCTCTTAAGGACATGTTCAATGTGAGTGAGTTTTTGAATGCTTTCACCCATTTTTCTTTAATAATTATGGTGTCAATTCTTTACTTAGGTTTATTCTCAACAATGAATCTATGTAGATCTTGGGTCCAGGTCTCAAGTTTCTGGTAGGATACCGCACCTTCTTGTTGTCTGACGAGTTTTATAAGACCACATTGCCTCGCTGTATGTAACTGGGGATTATAATAGATATTACTTTCGAAACAGCACACACATACACGCTTTACTTTTTGTCCAAAGAATTTATATCGAGTGACGTTATCTTCGAACGAAATTTTGGTAAGTTTTATAAATTGATCAAGTAAATCCAATTCGTATTTGTGATCCTTGCGACACATCATATCAAGCGGGGCCTCGCACATGTAGCAATTGTGGGTCCATTTTATTTTCATACTTATATATAGAAGATGGCTTACCTTTATCTTATAGCTACAATCGTTGTTCTCTATCTTATGATGCAGAACAAGACTAGAGGCATGAACAAAGCAATCGAGAAGCTTGTTCGACAATCAGCCCGCTATGCCGTTGCTGCACAGCAGGATGCGTCCCCAGTTATCGCCATTTTACACGCCAACTATGCATCTGCGTACTTTTATGCACTTAATGACATTGCATCAGAGTCTCAAATCCATAACGCCACTGGAATTGACGTCAAGAAGTTCAAAGAACACATCACAAATGTACAAGACATGGTAACTCGAAAGACATCGGAAAAATGCCCAGATTTTGTGGGTGAAGTTGATATTTATTTGGCCCAAATTGGTGGGGAAGCGCCCTAAGTCACCCCAAATACTACAAAATAGTAACTATTAAAATGCAAGTCATTCGCGATACTATGTGGAATGCCTGTCTCTCTGACGCGGTAAAGATGTACCGCCTCAGAGAGCCAACTGAAAAGTGTTATCGTCTTGCAGATGCGACGTGGAAGTGTAAGATGTCATACATCAAATACAACAATACAAAAAAGAATAATGCAATTATTGTACTCGATAGCGTGCCAGCTGTTATTCAAGAACAGAGGACACAGCACAAGATATGCGGTGCCATCACAATGTCTGGTAAAAAGTGTAGCTTCAAAGCTGTGTGTGGCGAGTACTGTAGAAAACATAAAGTGTCCTCAGCAAGCTTGGGGGACAAGATGGATGTAAGCAGTCTGTTGAGCCAACTTGACGGAATTAAAATCAATAGTTAATATAAACAATGTTTCTCGATCAAGA